CTAAATACACGTATGAACGCCGTGGCCCTCTATGGATTGTGTATCGCAATGAATACACCCAGTCCACATGTGAAGGCACTCCCATAGCGGAGTGTCATTCACCGGAGGAAGCACGAGACAAGGTTTACCAATTAAATGGATGGAAGAAAAACAACCATGGCAGAACTAACCTTTAATTCACCCATCCGGCGCGACAAGTGGCCGCGCTGGATGATTAAGCTACACGAATACCTGAAAAGGATATATGTAAGACCCATTCATGAGGTTGGATTCTACGACTACGACCGTCTGAAACAAATAATCATTGGAAAGATACTCTCGCTAAGGAAAGATAAACTGATAATGAACAGCACATCTACATTCGTTTACATCGTAGATGGTGGGGATGGGATGAGAGTCGTAGTACTTCGTAACAACATAATCGTAATCACCTATTACCTGGAATAATGAACAATCGCACAAAAATCATTCTGTTCACCGCATTTTCCATCATCATCGGGCCGCTGATTATTTTGGGATTCATCCTGAAACTTGCAGGAAGAATGCTCGATATACTTGGCTGGCTCTGCTGGATGGAACCACGCATGGCGAGGAAAGGATGGGATGAACTCGTACATAAAATCAAAGAATCATGGAGCACAAATTAGGAGAAACGTTTGAATTTGAAGGTAATACCCTCGAAGTTTCTGAAGTAGAAGACATAGAACGTCCATGTGTAGGATGTTTCTTCTTTGGAGAAGGACATCACTGCTATTTTGGAGGAATTGAATCTTGCATGGACGAAGACAGAGAAGACCACACTAACGTAATATTTAAGAACTCAACAAAAACAGAAGAATTATGATGCACAACTGGTTTACATGCAAAATCCGTTACGAAAAGACAATGGAAAACGGAATGAACAAGAAAGTAACAGAACCCTATCTGGTAGACGCTCTCAGCTTTACCGAAGCAGAATCGCGTATTATCGAAGAAATTACACCTTTTATCAGTGGTGAGTTCGAGGTGTCTGGAGTTGCAAAAGCTAATTACAATGAATTGTTTCCAAGTGAAGAAGAGTCTGCCGACCGCTGGTTCAAATGTAAACTCTGGTTTATTACACTGGATGAAAAGAGTGGAGCAGAAAAGCGTACTGCATTCAACGTACTGGTGCAAGCTTCCGACCTTCGCGACGCCATCAAGAAGCTGGACGAAGGAATGAAAGATACTCTGGCCGATTACGTGATAGCTTCCGTAGCCGAAACCGCCATCATGGACGTGTATCCATACGAAGCAGACCCCGATGTGAAACCTGAATTTAATGATGCAGACAGAAGATGATGAATAATGAATAATGAAGAATTAAGAATGAAGAATGTTATGAAATCGGAAAAGACCTATATCCACCGCCGCGTGTGCCTCTGCCGCCAGTGCGGAGGAACCGGCACAGTGACAGTGTATGCAGAAAAAGATTTTCAGCATCAGTACCCCGAACAGAAAGTATGTCCGCAATGCCAGGGCAGCGGACGCATCTGGCTCAGCGGAACAGTAATCAAGCAGATTGAACCCTATGCAGAACCGGAACCTTAATCTGTTCAAGCCTCGCAGGGTGGCAGCCAAAGTCCATTACAGCGCAATCAATCAGTTCATGTTCGTTTGGATCAAGCACAGCCGCCCATGCGACCTGAAGGTGCAGCGTTCGAAGCAGAACCCGGAATACCTGGGCATCTGCTTCGATGTGGAAAACAACGACACAATCGACATGATGTGTGATTTAAAAACAAGTCTGAAAATTGAGATTATTGATCTATGAAAGTAGAAGATATTAAGCAAGAAGCTCAAAATAGGTGTGATAAAAGGTTTTCGTACTTGCATAATAGTGCTTTTTTTGATGGTTTTGTTGCTGGTGCAGAATGGCGAATCAATTCAGTATGGCACGATGTAAAAGAAGAACCTAAATATGACGAATATTTCCTCTATGAAAACGTTGTGCATGCTTATCATGTCGATGGTATATACCCTTCCGAAGATGAACCTTTTGTATGGGATGATTATGTTAAAGACATGGGTCTTTTAAGATGGGTATACATTAAAGACTTAATACCTAATACAAAGGAATAGTTATGAGCGAAAAAGAACAAATAATGGATTTTATCGACCAGGTTCTTTCAGACTTCACCAATGAAGGAGCGATGGATGTTTTGGAAGATGTGAAGAGTGAGATAGACATTAGAATCGAATCATGCGAAGAAGGTACATACACAGTAACAAGTGAATGATATGGGAAATCTCAAAGTCTATTATGGCTGGTCAAGAATTGGAAATGTCCGTAAAAAACGTGCTTTGTCTGTCATGTTTGAGAATGATGCACAGGGCTGCAGAAGCGAACGAGGACAAAGATGTCTGAGAACTATGCAAGATACAGTATTCGAACGATACCAGACAAAAGATGAAGAGCAGGACGGTAAGCAACAGAACCGAATATTTACGGAATACAGCTTATTCTTTGATGAGAAGCCTATAAATGGAAGTCTTGAACGATGCTTGCTGGTTAACAGCGAAGCGGACAAGAACCATATATCCAAGACTATGCGTGAAAGTATTTCCGAAGCTCTACGGAATGCCTTTATGCTCAATAATCCAGGTTATAAAGAGCCGAGAAGCCAACTTGAATTGAACTTTGAATGAAATACCTGGGCATCTGCTTCGATGTGGAAAACAACGACACAATCGACATGATGTGTGATTTAAAAACGAGTCTGAAAATTGAGATTATTGATTTATGACGATATACAATAGGAAATGACAGAAGAAAAAGAAAAATTATTTTTTAGATATGTCTCACATATTTATCTTACAGATAAAAGTTATGAGAGTATAGGGAAAAGTATTAAGGCTGTAAAGTTATTCCTGGAAAGTGATTGTCAGACAAGCCGTAAAGGTTATAAAGAATATATAAGGAGGAATGCAGCTGAATTATCCGATAAGCCTTACATAAAAGATTCTTTATGTGAGTTTCTTAATTATCTCGGAATTGGATATTCTCGTTCACAAAAGGAAAAGGTAGTTAAACCTCTTGAGAAGTTAAGTATAATTTCGGAAAAGAATATGAAGCTTCTGAATGAATTTGTGTATTACCTTACACAGGATGAAGATTACTCTCCACATACTCTGGAAATATATTCATTTTCAATCAAAAAATATTTTGAATATGCTAATGAGGTATCTGTTGACAATTACAAAAGGTTTGTAAAAATGATGGAAAAAGAAGGTTTTTCACCTCAAACAATACGACTTCGAATTACTGCACTCGAAAGGTTTAGCAAATGGATAAAAAAACCTATAGAGCTAAAGAGACCAAAATTTAATCGAAAACTTAATACGGAAAATGTACCGACAGAATCTGATTATAAAAAGCTTCTTGATTATTTATATACTCGTACGAACAAGGATCATTATTTTTTCATTAAGATACTTGCTACAACAGGAGCAAGGGTAAGCGAGTTCTTTCAGTTAAAGTGGGAAGATATACTTAATGGGGAGGTAACACTTAAAGGGAAGGGTAATAAGTATCGTCGATTTTTCTTTAGTAAGCAGTTGCAAACTGAGGTAAAGAGTTATGTGAAAGAACAGAACAAGACAGGATATGTTGCCGTAGGAAAATTCGGAAGACTTACGCAGCGTGGTTTATGTCAGTCGATGAAAGACTGGGGTGATAAATGTGGTATAGATAAATGCAAGATGCATCCTCACGCTTTCCGTCATTTCTTTGCGAAAATGTATCTTAAAAAGAATAATGATGTGGTACAGCTTGCAGAAATACTCGGTCATGGAAGTATTGATACAACAAGAATTTATTTACAAAAGAGTTATGACGAACAAAAAAGAGAATTTAATCGCTCAGTTACGTGGTAGTGTAGCTCAGCTGAAAGATATAACAACTGCTGTAGACGGCATTGATATATATACTGAAACAGGACATGTAGATACAGATTTCCTTATGGATGCACTTATTTGCGTCAATGAATTTATGACAGCGAGTAACCTTGTAGTAAATACAATATCTTCGCTACTTGCTCCTAATGTAGTTGAAGAAAAAGAGAAAAAGGATGATTCTGGCAGTAAATGGAGTGTTGAGGATATTCTTAAACATTGTACTCTCGAGGATAATGTGTTGAAGTTACCTCGGGTGCAATTCAACAAAAAATCCTATGCTGAAGCTAAGAAATGGATTGAAGAAGCTGGTGGAAGCTGGCAAGGAGGTAAGGTGCAGGGATTCACGTTTCCATTCAATGCCGATCGTGTATTCTCTATTCTTCATGAAGGAAAGCGGTGCAATTTACAGCAGGACTTCCAGTTTTTTGCAACACCTCCAGAAGTAGCAGACTGGCTTGTTATGTTGGCCGGTGGCGTGCATGAAGATGAAAAGATTCTGGAACCCAGTGCTGGTACTGGTGCTATCATAGATGCGATTCATCGAAGTTGTCCGCATGTAATTGTAGATTGCTATGAACTGATGCCGGAGAATAAGGAGATTCTATCGAAAAAGGATAATATATGTATTCTTGGAGATGACTTCACGAAGTGTGATGTTGCACAATATGATAAGATTATAGCAAATCCACCATTTAGTAAAAATCAGGACATTCGGCATGTAAGGCGTATGTATGAGTGCTTAAATCCCGGCGGTGTCCTGGCTGCAATAACTGGTCCTCACTGGGAATTTGGAAGTGAATCTGAGTGTAAGGATTTTAGACAATGGCTGGAGGATAATGGAGGGAAGAAATTCGAGATTGAAGAAGGTGCTTTCAAGGAAAGCGGAACTGGAACTAAAACTATAGCAATAGTAATATATAAGTGATATGAACGCAAGAGACCAAAAAAAAGTATGTGATTCAGGTTTCTGGATAATAAGAGCTGGAGAAAGAAATGGGAAGCCAATTATCAAGGCAAAAAATTTGGATAATCCTGACTCATGGGTAACAATTAGAAGTGATTTTAAATCTAAAGCAGAGCGTGACCGGTACATGAAAGAGTTGCTGGAATATGATTTTTACATCGAAGACTAACAAAAAATCCCCGACACCGCAACCGGATGCCGGGGATTTTCATTTTTAATTATTCATTATTAATTAAATTATGGTTCGCCCAGGTAATGACATATCGCCTCGTGCTGAAGCGGCGTAAGCGTGCGCTGTCCTTTCTTGTAGTGAAGTTCATCCAGTCTTTTTTGTAAATCTTTGTTGAGATTAATCCAGCGGCGAAGCTGTGTAACGGCACTTCGGGCAGAAGAGCGGGGAAAATATCGCAGTGCAAGGTCAGTAAGATAAATAGCGTGCATAATGTTTGTGTTTGAATGTAAAGATAATAAAAATATCAGAGAAACAAACTACCCCGTAGTAACAATGCGTTTACTACGGGGTAATTAATCAGTTACTAAGTAGTAATTATGGGTTTACTACGTAGTAGTTAAGGAAGCGGTTCTTCTTTGTCTTCCTGCAAACTCTTGACCTTGTGGAAGCTCAGATTTGCGATGTTAAGCTGACCTTTCAGTCCGATGCCCGGTCGGAACTGGAGAGTCACCTTCTTAATCATCGACGGGCTGAAGGTGTCTTCCGTGGCGGTTCCTGTGCTGCGAAGCTGCGCCTGAAAGCTTCCAAGGTTCTCCAGCTTCACGATTTGTCCGGCTGCGATGTGCAGGTTAATACGCTTCACCAGTGCACGGATTACGTTCAGCACGTCACCGTCTGTCAGTGTGGTGGCATACGCTATCTCTTCCGACAATTCGTTGATACCAACTGAGCCGGAAGCCTGTGCCTTCGCATAATACTTGTACTCTCCGCTTTCTCTGTCCTGCGGATTGAGCATCTTTGCTACGCTGTAGTTGATTGCCATAATAGTTTTGTTTTAAAGGGTTGATAATGTGGTTTGCTTGTCATGACAGTGCAAAACTACGGCAGGAAGATAAAGATGCGTTGAGCAAGCCGCGACACAGTGTGAAAAGATGCATGAATATGCTGATTTTTGTGCGTTTTTTCGTATTTTTGCGGAAAGTCAGTAGGGTAATATGGTCAGGAAAAGTCGTCAGAAAATAGTGGGAATGAGCTATGCCTTCCGCGTGCAGGATATTGTGCGGATTTACGATGAGCATGCACGCAGCGGACTTTCCAACCGGGAGATTCTACGCCGCTATATCTGGCCGAAATACCGTATCTGCGAAAAGACTTTCTATAACATTATCAACGCCAGTGCCGATCCGCGCGTGACGGAACGCATCGCCCAGGCAGAGCGGCAGCTGACGCTTTTCGGTTAAAAGGTCTGTGTGGCCTGGCAGGTGAAATCGCTGATGTCTTCCACCAGTTCTTCGTGGTTGTGGTTGGTGCTGCTTCCCGTGCGGCGGGTCATACAGACAGATTCATTTCGGACAGAGAGGAAGAAATTGAACAGGTGCGCATCAATCTTATCCAGCAAATCAAAGCGTGCCAGCGATTCTTCCTGAAACATGCTTCCGTCCCTTGCGCTTCCTTTCCATTTGGTGACCACATGCAGCCGGAATGGGACATCGGCCTGCTGGGTGGTTCCTCCTAATGTGCGCCACTGCACGGGCCGGAATTCGATGAACACAGCCGGGGTGTCGAACGGCTCTTCCTGTTCGATGAATTCTACCTGCTCGTTCCAGAGGTCAATGTGCCGGATAAGCGGCTGTCCGTTTTCGTCTTTCAATTCTTTCAGTGCTTCGGTCAGGCCGAGATAAAGCATACGTCTCATAGTGTGTCAAAGTTTTTAGCGTTATTGTAAAAGATTTCTTTCAGCAGTTTTTCCAGGTCGGGATGGTTCCCGATGAACTGGCGTTTGGGGATGGTGATTTTGCTTCCGGCCTTTTTCATGGCCATGGCACGGTAGAACTCCGCTTCGGCGGTAAGCGCACGGTTCCGCTTGTTGTTGCGCGGTGCGCCGTTTTTCTTCCGTTGCAGGTTGTTACTGAATCCGTCGGCAGCCTTTCCTCCGGTTACGGTCTGATAGCGGTACCAGAAATATTTCTTCATCTTACGGGTTACGGTGATGGTTCCTCCTTCGTTGTGTATCCGGGCATACGGCTCAGTCGTTTCTATTACCACACTGTCACGGTCGGTTACCCGCCCCGTGATGCTACGGCGCAGGTTTCCGGTGCGGATGAGCAGTCCCCGGCTCTTGTCGTCGTTAAACTTGCGTCGTGCCCACTTCTGGTTGAAGAAGGCTTCGCGCTCAAAGTTACGGTCAAACTCTTCCAGTGCTTCCGTCCGTATATCCTTCAGCGTCTCCCTTACCAGCAGGTTGATGCGCCGCTGGAGGTCGTTTGTTATTTTTTTGCTTTCATTCATTTGGTAGTTTCAAAATTTGTTGTACTTTTGCTTTCGACTGATACTTACATATTCATCTTAGGGCAAAATAAACATTCAGACTTTATTTTGAACAAGATATTAGGGAATAGCCCTCTATGGAGGCCGTGCGGAAACAACCGGCGACTTCATACGCCCGTCGTAGTAAGTGTCAGTCACTCCTACGGAGGGCTTTTCTTTTATATCACAATTCTTATAAACATGACTGACAATAAGAATTTGATTGAAATCCTCCACATCGAGGGTAATGAAGTGGCGGTGTCCCGCCAAGGTATCAACAACTGCATGGTGAACCTCTCCCAGATGGCGAAGCCGTATGGAAAGTTGCCTAAAGACTGGCTGAAATTGAAATCGACACAAGAGTATCTTGCCTATCGTGCAAAAAAAATTAATGAAGAGTTTGCTCCGTTTGAGTGTTGTGAAGATTCTCCTATCACTTTTGACCCGACCTATGGTGGTCAGATTATCGTCCGGAAAGGTAATTCTTCTAAGTTCGAGCAAGGCACCTGGTGTACCGACTTCCATATCGCACTTGATTTTGCCGTATGGCTCGACCCGGTACGCAAGGACATTGTTTACGACCATTTCATCAAGTTCCTCACCGGCCGCAACGTGGGCACGCTGGTAAACACCCGTAATCTTCCCGCCCCGAAACACCGTGAGGGATTCCGCAAGCTGGAGGCTATCCTGCGCAGGTACACTTCGCTGGCAAACCTGAAAGAGATTGCAAAACGGCACAACGTTACGCTCCATCACGTGAAGGACGTGCTCAGCGGAAACAGTGTGAGCAACCCCGTACTCCAGTCCATCATCGACACGGCCAAGGAAAACAAGAACAAGGGCATCACCTTCCCCGACTGGCGCATCCGCAAGAAAGGCATCGACTACAGTCAGACGGTATTCGACTTCGAGC